TTTTTGTCATATACTAAAACTGGTTCTGTACCGACTGATGCTACAATTAGCATTTCAAATCCATTAATTAATATAAATGATACATCTGATAACGGTACTTTACAACCATTAGGTAAATCTTTAGAAAATATAATTAAAAGCCCTGCAATCAGAAATAAAGTTATTATTGATTTAAAGCTTAAAAGTAAATTTGATAATTTTAATTTTGAGAATACATCTGTTAATTCATCTGGTTATGGTTTCATTCCAAGTGGTGTAAACTGGAATATACAAGATACTGCAGGAGCAAGTTTAAAAAATACTATTGTAAGTGCTAGTACATTTAATTCTTTTGCATCTGTTCAAGTTGGTATTGAGCCTTATGGCGGAACCAAAAGTTTACTGGCACAAGGGTCTGAATCTTCTGCATTTTCAACTACTGTTGCCACAAATCCAACTGGTAATATTGGAACTACATCTGAATCTTTAAATTTTAGTTTTGCATATTATGCAGATGACCCAGATGCTACTGTAACAAGCATAAGTTATTCAATAAGGTATCAATTAATATTAGAGGATTCTGGTGGTACATTATATTATTGGAAACAATCCAGTAACGAGTGGGTTACATCATCAACTGATGGTAGAAATACAATATCTGATTCTAAAAAAGCACAATGGATTTTAGCATCATTCAATCCAGTTGCACCTCCAGTTACTGGTACTGTAAGCATTAAACTATATACTGCACATGAAGCATTACAAAACAATTCTGATTTTAGAGTTTATTATGATGATTTTAATTTTAAAAGTCAATCTGATTTAAAATTTTTAGCCAACACTACAACGATTACAAAAAGCACAATTAAAAATAATAGTTTAGTTATTAATAAAAAAGAAACTTTATTCGGTCAATTAGGAGACGCTCAATTTAGTAATTGTATAACAAATGCAGGTAGAGTTCCAGTTGAAAATGTAAAATATTTTGATACAATAACAAGTGAAACATCTTTAGAGAATTTAGCATGTATGACAAGGCTAAATGACTTGGCTAATAATAATGATAGATATAGAGGAACATTTAGAAAAATAAAAGATGCAAATGGGTTTTTAAATCCTGTAACAATGCTGACATTACCTAAATTAAATTTCACTACATTTCAAAGTTCTAGTGACCACTTAGCTATTGATAATCTAACATTTAATGTATCAAAAAATAGAATTAAATTAGCAACACATACGCCTCAACAATCAGAATTGACAACAACTTCTGATGTTAATAATAATAGGTCATTTTATCAAGAAAAACCAGAGAGTTAAAAAAAGGCAACCCATAAGAGTTGCCCAAAAATGAAAATCAAATATAAGAAGTTTTAAGCAATTAATTTATCTATATTATATTTTATACCAAACTGCCATAGAAAGTCTGTTAAATCATTGTTATATTCTTTATATTGACCCCTATTGTATAATGCTATTATTTTACAATCTTTAAACATTATTGTCTCATGAGACATAGTGTCGTGTTCACAATAAACGATTGAACCTATATTACCAGATTTTTCCCAAGAATCAATTATTCTTTCTAACATCATTCTCTGACCAATAGGAACTTTGTTACCTACTTTTTTTAACTCAAATAATAATAAATACTTTGAATCAAATTCTAAAACTGCATCTATGTCTGATGGGTGAATTTTACCATTTTGAACTCCAGTAAAATCAATTACTTGCTTAATTCTTTGAGGATTTTTTATTAATCCCATGTTCTAAATTTTTTAAACTATTATCCTCAACTTTTATAAAATCTTCTAAAATATTAAGCTGTTCTTTATACTTATTAATTATTTTTCTTCTATGTTTTAAATCATGCATATTATTAGAACAAGAATCCAAAAAATGATTTTTTATAAGTTCAGCGATTTCCATAGTTTTAATTTATCTTTCAGCTTCCTTTGTTCTTGATTTAATCTTCTTTTCTCTATTGTAATATACTCAATCCTTTTTTGAATTATATAATCTAAAGAATCTGTGATTTCATTAATTGGTATAGATACACTAATTAATTCATTATCACTATATGTGATACCTTCAAAAGTAATATCGTTATCATCTGACCATAGACAATCAATATTACGCATCATTATATATTTATCTGGTTTATTCATGATACTAAAATTAATCCTAACCATGTGAATGCAAAAAGCAAAAACACAAAGATAAAATCTTCTATATATTTATTTTTCATTTTTACAAAATTTACATATTTCATTTTTTCTAGACACTATTCTGTAACAAGTGTTTCTGCTACAAATCCAAACATCTAGAAAAAACTTAGTAATTATTTTAATAATTTGATGCACGTATAGGAGGTTGACATTCTACATAAGCCTGTACTTTCAATATTACAGTATCACAATCTGGATGTGTGTCTATACCTAGAGCATCTAAATGTGCATCCCAGATATCTGGATTATCATCCTTTTGTATTTCAAACCATACTGGTTGATAAAATTTAACTGATTGTGATTCAAAAATCTCGTCAGATAATGATTTAATAGTGTTCACTTGTTCATTTATAGAGGTTTCTTTTTTTAGTGTATGTCCTCTTTTTTTCAGTTGCTTATACGCATCTGAATTTTGTATTATATCGCTAATCTTTTTCATGATATTATTTTTTCATTTTTAATTATTTCGGGATGAAATTTATTATATATTAATCTAGCTGTTTGTAGCCACTCATTTTCTATAAACGAATTGCCATCATTCGTTGTAACATTATATAATAAACTTCCTAAATTTTGCATTGTTTTTAATAAATCAATATCCTCATTAACTTCAACTTCATCAAAATTAATATTATTATTTTCTCTATATTGTAAATTATAAGCAGTAATATTTGCTACGTACATATACCACAACATTCTGCCAATATAATCTTCTACAGTTTCAAAAGAATAATCACATCTGTATTTATAATGTTTAGTTTTTTTAACCATTTCTAATATTTCTTTATTACTTATTAATCCTTGATTAATATTCGTAATAAATTTTTTGTCATATAATATTACACTCATTTTTAATTATTTATTTTGTTGTATCCTTGTTCTTCTAATCTATCATTAACCCATTTCTTTAAATAGAATGAATTAAATCCACCAAACTCTTCTTTAAGATGTTTGGTTCCTATCATTAATAAATTATCTATTAATTCTATTGTTGGTTCTTTTTTCATTTTTAATTATTTAATTATCAATAATCAAATATATAAATTTTTTTTTATAAAAAAAAATATATATAGTTTTTTTTAGTAAGTTTTTAGAATTTTATTTTCAACAAGCATTTCAAGAATCTCTAACCAGTCGTTTTTTTCCATAATCACGTATTCTCTACCGCCTTTTCTTTTATGATAAATTAATTTATATAGTGGTTTATTAGGTCGCATTTGGTCCAATATCTTATGATAACTAGGGTTGTTAGTGGTAGACTTACATTGTATAGCAAAAGGGTCAGTACCAACCAAATCTATTTTTGCATTATCTATCATTTTAGATGCATATCTTGATGTTTCACAAAATTTCCAACCAAAATTTCTAAATTCTTTGCGAATTGCTCTCTCGTAATCGTGCCCCTTTCGCCTTGATTTCATGCCTGACATACAATAAAGATAATACACTTACAAGTACAATAGCAATTATTTTAATTATTCTTTTTTTCACCATCTCTTTCTATAAATAAAGCATATCCTAAATAACAATAATTTATAATATCTGAAAATCTAGAGTGTATAGGTTCTGATTTTTTTAGATTAGCATTTTTTAAATGTGCATATACTGATTGTACTTGCTTGTCCATAAATGTTGCCCATACTTTTAATTCAGATGTGTCTAATCTATTAGCAGTTGATTTAAAATTGTACAAAACATCTTCATCTTCGTTCGTATATTCTGGTCGTTTGTTTTGCATTATATCAAAACTATAATCATTTAATTGTTTCATTAATTTGTTAAATTCTTTTTGTGTCATATTACTTTTTTTAATATATCATATTTTAATGGGTCAAGTTCTTTTATCTTAGATAACAATATTAATTGTTTGTTTTTTGCTTCTGTTCTTTCTTTATCTGTACTATCAATACCGAGATTACATTCAATAATTTGACATTTATGCATAAGTGCATCTATTTTTGATTTTACAATTTTATTTGTGTTGTATGCACCAAATAATTGTCTTTTTTCATGTTTGCTTAATTCATCTGATATTGTCATAATACTAAACTACCATCATTATTAAAATTTTCCCACCAGTAACTAGATATATTGCTAGTTTCTAAATATTCTTTCCAAGATTCAAAAGCTATACGCCATGCATCTTTTCCATATTCTATCATATCTTCACTCATAGCGTAAACCTCAACTGTGTAAGGATATTTATTCTCTATTGTAATAAATCTAAACTGAGCAGGGTTATATCCTAATGCTTCGCTATAAAAACATGCTTGTAAATGATAAGCATAATTATAAATTTGACTTTTAAAAAATTTTGGACTAGCGTCAGATGTTGTTTTTATGTCAATAATATAATCTTTCTCTTTGATGCCATCTGGTCTAATTCTAACAGGAATTTTATCTATTTTTCCATAATAAGAAACTTCTGTTTCTGTTAGCCGTTGTATTAAATTTTTAGCTAATTTATGATTATAGACATTCCTTTTTATTTTATCTATAGCCTCTTTTTCTTCATGTTTTATTATAATTTTTCCTTTGTTGCCATAAATGAAATTATCTTTTATTTTTTTGCCATCATTTGTCCTAAGGTTTACTTTAGGCATTACAGCAATATCATCACCACCTTCAAGTATTGCAGAATGTACAGCACTTCCAAAGTTCATTGCATCAGTCATTTTAAAAGAACTCTTAAGATGATGATAAATGGATTTTTTAAAAATAGTTTTCAAACCACTAGCTGATATACTTTTGTGTGAATGATATTGTTCGTTTGTATCTTTTATTTTTTTCATAGACAAATATTATATTTTTTTGAAATAATAAAAAATTTTTTATATAATTTTTTTTAAATAATTTTTAATATGCCATTTAAAATAATACATGACATATATTATAAATGGAGACGTATAAATTATTGTCCATAAATTAGGATGCCAATGGTCACCGCATAAACCTAAAAAATGTTTAAAAATTTCTATCATATTTACAATATAAAAAAAGAGCCTTCAAAACTCTTAACTGCTTAATTAAATTTGTTTATCCAGCTCTTAACCCAAACTACAAAATGTGTGATAATTTAGAAAGGCATATCACTAGCCTTATCTTCAACGGTTTTAGCAGGAGAAAAGTCATTGTAAGCCACATATAAATCTTGACCTGCCTTTAATTTATTTCTCAATTTACCAATAGTAAGGTTTAGAAATTTTCTGTCACCTACCTTTTGAATACAATTTGGATTCTCTGCTAATTTATTTAAATCAATCTGTATATTTGAAAAATCTCCATATTTACCAGTTTTGGTCCATCCACTACCTAAATATAATTTGCTCATTATTTTAAAAGTTTATTATTATTGTTATACTTCTTACCAGTTGCACAATAGTAAGCAATCTCACTAGCAACATCAATAACATCATCAACTGTAATGTCATTCATACCTTGTTCTGATTTTAATTTAAAAAAATCAATAGAGGCCTTAATGGAACTCTGTCTTATAATACTTTTTTGTACATCTTCCATTATAGCTCTATTATTAAACTTTTTATAAATCCAACCTTAGCAAGTTTCTTTAATTCTGATATTTTCAATGTATCGGGATTATTAAATTTATTGTACATCGTCATAGATGTTACGTCAATTTTGTTTGCTAATTTTTCTTTATTTAGTCTCATCTCCTTGAGGCGAGATTCTAATATTTCTTTTGTTAGCATAAAACAAAATTATAAAAATATTTTTAAAAATTATAATTTTTTTTTAAATTTATTTTTAATTGGTAATTATTCTTTACAATGTAATTACTATTATTTTTTATATATAAAAAATAATTATTACAATGTAATTAATTACTATGTAATTATAAAATAATAAAAAAATGGAATTAACAAAAGAAAAATTAAAATCATTTATTGAAGATTATGAAAATAATTCTATAACTAAAAAATGGATTGAATCAGTAGATAATAGGGCAAAATATCAGAGAAAATTAGACAAAGAGTTTTTTAATCTATCTAAAAAAACGATAAATCAATTAATTGACTTAATAATTTTTATGAATACTATTTATGGTAGTGTTGATAAAGTAACGGAAGCTATAGTTATAGAACAAGAAAAATATTTAGATATAGTTGATGATTTAGAAAAACAATTAATAAAATTAAATAATGGGTATAAAGGTTAGAGATTTTGATGACATTCTAAAAAAAGATTATAATAAAAATGCATGTAAGGAAGTTTTTGTAGATGATATAAAAGATAAACTATATACATATTATGAAGAAGGGTATCCAATGGGAGAAACATCACATATCAAAGGATTAGATGAGAATTTTAGATGGCGAAAAGGTTTTTTGTATTGTTTTAGTGGGTATCCTCAAAGTGGTAAATCAGAAATATTAAATTATTTAAGTATTCTAAGGGCATATCATTTTAAAGATAAGGTTATGATGTATTCACCAGAAACAAATACAGCAGAATTAGTTTTAAATTTATGTCAAGCATATCTTGGTAAAAATGTAAATCCTAATTATGCAGATAAATGCACAGAAGAAGAAATGAGAAAAGCATTAGATTTTATTAGTTATCATTTTGTTTTTTTAGAAAATAACGACGAGATGCCAACTATTAATTCATTAGTAGATAAATTTGAGGAATATACGAAAAAAGGGTACAATAATTTTATCATTGACCCTCTGAATTGGGTAGTTGAATCAAATGCAGGAGAAAGCAATATGTATCAATATTTAAAACTTACACTTACAATACTAAAACAATTTGCAAAAAAAACTGATAGTATAATGACATACGTGGAGCACCCTAAAACTCCATCACCAATTAGAGGTGTAATACCAAAAGCAACTGCTTTTAGTTTGGCAGGCGGAACAATGCATTTCAATAAATGCGATTGTATGGTTGTTATGCATAGAATTGCAGATGATGAAGTAGAAGAAAGAGTCAAGGGTAGAGATTTAGTTGAAGGTTTGCTTTTAAATCAAGAAAAACATATTAAATTTGTTGAGTTTGAAACTGTTAAAATGAAGTCTCAAAGATTAAATGGTACTTTAGGAAGCTGTTTCATACAATATGATTTAAAAACTGGTAGATATAAATAAATAATTATGACAAAAGAACAAGCATTACAAATCATTGTGCAGGTATGTGAGAAAGGAAATAAAAATGGATTATTTACACTTTCTGAAAGTTCATTGG